TGTAAGGTTCTATGAGTCTGATCCGTTAGCACAATTGTTAGCACAGACTGATTGCCTTGAGTTATACCCTGAGAGAGGTTCTCTCGTACTAACCGATGTCATTGAAAGTGACTTCGCATTCTGCTAGATCATTAGCATAAAACACTTAACCTAAATATTAATTTTAATAAATCCTAAATGAAATAAACTATGTCAAATTCAATCGTAATCCGTTCTGCTGATCTTTTCTGGGCCAAGCTAGATGCACCTGTAAACCCTTTCAACGCTCCACAGCCACACTGGGAACTACAAATCCGTACATCTGATAAAGTCGAAGCAAAGAAGTGGAAAGACTATGGAATGACTTGCACAATGAAAGAAGACGATAACGGAACTTTTTATCAAGTAAACCTAAAGCGTAAAGCGTTTACCCGTGATGGAACCGCTCGTGATCCAGTAAAAGTAGTTGATGGTCAGTTAATGCCTATCAGTGCTGATATCTTGGGTAACGGTTCTGTTGGTAACGTTCAGATCGATACTTACAAGTACACGATGAACGGAACAGACGGTATCGGTTTCTCTCTAAAAGCCGTGCAAGTAACTAAGCTAGTTGAATACAAGAACGGTAACGGTCTTAGCTTCGAACTTGAAGGCGAGACAGAAGTAGTTGTACCTACTGACACTAGCTCTGATGATTCAGATTGGTAGGAAGTAGTAGTCAATTAAAACCCAGCGGCACTAGAACCTTAGTGTCGCTTTTTTAAGCATTTTGGAGATACCTATATGAAGATTGCATTAAAAGATTATGTGTATGTCGCAGGTCCGATGGAAGATTGTTCTAAGGACTTTATGAAAGGGTGGCGAGATAATGTCACTGAGGAACTAAATGCCGAAGGTATTGATGTTCTGGATCCTACTCGTCGTGTATCATTTCACGATCAGCTAGGTAGCAACCTTGAAGATGAAGTACGTAACATGAATACTTGTAAACGTATATTCAAGCAAGACCTTCAAGACATTGCTGAAAGCCGTATTGTACTCGCAGATGTCCGTAGAGGCTCTGGTCGTGGTACAGGTACTTCTTGTGAGTTAATGTTTGCTCATATGAAGAATAAGATTATAATCATTGTTGCTGAGAAGGACGATTTTATTCACCCGTTCTACGAAGCAATGTACACTGAGAAACATTATTCTTTCGAGAGTGCTGTTGAAGCTGTCAAGAGTTACTACTAATGAATATCTTTTATTTAAGTGAGTCCCCTAAAATGGCCGCTGTACAACAACATAACAAGCATGTCGTCAAAATGATACTTGAGTCTGCTCAAATGTTATGTACTGCCCACCACGAGTTAGGTACTGTAGACGAAAGATTCTACAAGAAGACACACGTAAACCACCCGTCTGCTAAGTGGGTTCGTGAGTCTACTGCGAATTATATGTGGCTATATGAGCACATGTTAGAGTTAGGCGAAGAATATACTCGTAGATTCCATCGTAAACATTTAACTATCACTAAGATGGAAGAGTTACTTAAAGTACCACCCGTTAACACCCCTGTTAAAAGCTTTGTCCCTCCTCCACAATGTATGCCTGAAGAATACCAAGGAGAAGACACTGTCGAAGCTTATCAGCGTTACTATGAAATGAAAAGAGAACTTTTAGGATAATTTGATATGAGAAATATTGTATTGAGAGATAGCTTTGTTAAGCACATTAAGTATAATCCTTTTAAGCGCCCAGATATGGAGTACGTTGAAGGTGACAAAAACGTAGCCAAAGGAGCAGTAAGAGGGAGTAGTGTTCGAGTTCACTTCCGTAACTCCCACGGAGACAAAAGCCACGTTATAGGAAGAGTTCTACGAATAGGAAGGCTGTGGTTGCTTTCAGGATGCGCGTACGGCTATAAAGAGTTTAGATCAGGCCGCCCGTGTTTCGCTATTTTGTGGAGGGGAAAAAAGTACTTGCATCTCAGAGTACCTGCCGCTAATAGAGAATACTTATCTATCCGTATAGGATATAAATTTATTGAGGAGAAAAAATAATGCCATATATTGCACAAGACGATCGTGATGGTTTCGAAGAGTTTCGAGGCGTTGTCTCAGGTCTTGAACCTAAAACCGCTGGGGAGATCCAGTACATGATAGCTGTTATTGTTGCTGAGTTTATGAAGAACAGTGACTACCGCTATCAGAACATGAACGATGTTATGGGTGCCTTGAATGGTGCCAACCTTGAGTTTTATCGCCGTTATGTAGCACCATACGAAGATGAATGTATCGCCAAAAACGGTGATGTATTCTTTAACAGAAACCAAGATGACCGAGGATATTAATATGAATGTATCACAACCAATGTTAGACGAAGCCAACGCTGAAATGTGTGCTTCTTATTTAATTAACAGAGATTACCAGTTCAAAGAAGAGAGCATGATGTACGCTTGTGCTGAGAAAGCAGGCTTAGAGATTATGTCTTTCTATGAAGTATACGGTAATCCTCCACACCACCGCTATGACTGTCTGGATTTAGTAGGGCAACAAATGGATGGTGACATGCCACGTATTACCCTTGAGCACATCTTTGCAATACAGGAAGAGAAAGACATTGATGTAAGCAAAGGCATATTAGCAGAAGCCGCACGTAAGGGTCTTGAAAAGTTAGCTCGTAGTTCTGAAATGAGTCCAACTATGATGGAAGTTTATGGTGAAGTAGGCGCTACTAAAGCAGATCTTGCTGTAGATGACATTAGTAAAGCAGTAAGCGGTTCTCACTACAATGATGTAGTTCCCGGTTATCAGTACATGGAAATGATGCAACACATGCTTGAAGGTAAAGAGGGTGTTGAAGCTCACTTGCTCGGACAAGTATACAAGTATCTAATGCGTGCTGGCAAGAAGGACGATGTTGAGCAAGAGTATCGTAAAGCCCGATGGTATCTGAACTGCTTAGTTAAGTATCAGCAGACAGGTGAAGTCGATCCTAACAACAACGACTAGTAAGGACTATCGCAATGAAAAAGCTTGATAGGTTTGATTTAGAAACACAGATAATGGATTGCTGGAATGTGGTTAGCGACATAGACCTTTTGTTCCATGCTGAAATCACTGATGAAGATGAGATGGCAAACGCTTTGCTGGGCTTACGTTCTATTAATGAGTTGAAGTTCAGGAAGCTTTGGAATACATTTGAAACACTTGTACAACAAGGCGATATTAAATAATAACGTAATAAGGAATGGACATGAAAGCAATTATAGGTTTTCAGAAAAAAGCTGGTAAATCCCTACTTAAATCTCTCTCATCCCTCCTTAAGACGGATGTATACCTTGCTGGAGGTATGCTCCGAGATCACTATTTTCAGCGCTCTGGAAATGACTTCGATGTTTATGTCAAGCGGAACCCTTCGTTTGAGTATGAAACATGGATGCCATCTCTGTTAAATGGTACCCACGGATACAGTGATTTTAAGCTGATGGAAGGCTCTGAACGTTACGCTAAATATGGAAAAGCAGATACCTCGATCTACCAGATCTATGAAGGTTATTTTAGTGCTCACCATGTAAATACTCAGACCCAAGTAATTGTCTTAGACTCATTAAATCCTCGCAAATACATTGAGAACTACTTTTGTTGCTCTCTAAGTAAAGCATGGCAAACCCAAGACTTTGACCCCGTATTTAGCACTGCTTTTATGGAGTCAATTAAAACCAACACGTTAGCGTTTGATTTCTCTAAACTGGGAGAGATTAACTTTGGTTACATCGATAAGATAATGGAGAGATTTCCTGACTTCGAAGTTGATGAAACCACTAAGCGCTATTACATTGATAAGTTCACAAGAGAAGCTTATTGGAAAAATGATTAGGGAATAAACTGCGAAAGCAAAATTGACCCTGAAGGAGAAAACTATGGATACACAAACTAAATATAGAATGCTGACTCAACAGTTAGTTGTCTCTGGTCTTAGAACATTACTAGAGAACCAGATAAGGATAACTGAAGCAACGTACCCTTCTTTTAACGGAAGAGTAGCACCTTTTAAACTGCTTGAGATAAGTATCACCCCAGAGAACCCCCGTGTTCCTTTAGACATTAATTACCTTAGCTTTGTTTGTGCTATGGATTTAGTCGCTATTGGTTCGTCCGGTAAAGTGTTCGAAGGTAAACTAAAGAATGAAACAGTTGTTTTGACTGTTCGTAACGAGGTGCTATAATGAAGCTGATTTATGATATTGAAGCAAATGGCCTCTTGCGAGGTCAGAAGAATAAACCACCTGCTGATACAGTATGGATGGTTGTAGCGAAAGACATTGAAACAGAGATGGAGTATGTATTCTGTGATCACACTGAGCTAAAGACTGACAAAGAGAATAACCTCATTGTTAGACCTTTGTTAGACTTTAAGATTATATTTGATAAGGCGAAAGAGTTAATTGCTCACAACCAAATCCAGTATGACCTTGCTGTCTTGAAGAAGCTTATGAACTGGGTTCCACAGAAGCACACTGCTATCCGTGATACTATGCTTATGTCGCAAATACTTGATTATAATCGTTTTAACGGACGACATGGTTTAGCATTGTGGGGTGAGTACTTAGGTGTTAAGAAACCTGAACATGAAGACTGGATGAACTTCAGTGAAGATATGGTTCACCGTTGTAGAGAAGATGTTAAAATCAATGAGAAAGTATATCGTTTGCTTGCTCGTCAATTAACAGAGTTTTTAAAGTCTTCTAAAACCCCTGATCGTATGAAGAAAAGTTTGCGTGTTGAACATCGTTTATCTGAGTTTCAATCTCAATGTACTGAGAACGGTTGGAAGTTTAATATTGATAGAGCGTTAGAACTTGAGAAGGAAATGATTTTAGAGTTAGAAGAAGTCCGTAATCTAGTTGAACCTAAGATGAAGATGCGTATGACTATCATGGATGATGAACCTCGTGAACCTGAGTACCGTAAAGACGGCGCTTATATGGCACGTACTACTCATCACTTTGGTATTGACCAAGAACTAGGTAAGACTACACAACCACTAGCTGGCCCTTATCAACGTATTAAGTTCTTAGACCCTGATTTAGGTTCTATGGATTATGTTAAGGAATACCTGTATAGTATCGGTTGGGAACCTCTTGATTGGAATTGGGAAAAGAAAGGTAGAGAGTTTAAGAAGAAATCACCTAAACTATGTGAACCATCAATGGTTATGCTTGGTGAAGATGGTATTCAACTTAACCGTTTCTATACTACTCGTTCTCGATTAGGTATCTTGCAAGGTTGGATTGCTAACATGGATGAAGATGGAATGCTACGTGGTGAGATGTTTACTATCTCTACTCCTACAGGTCGTGCTAGACACAAGATCGTTGTTAACGTTCCGGGGTCTACAGCGTCATGGGGTAAAGAAATGCGCTCGCTGTTTGGCTGTGAAGAAGGATATAAAGTAATCGGCGCTGATAGTGCTGGTAATCAATTCAGGGCATTATGCCACTACATTAAGGATGACGATTTTACAAATGAAGTTATTAACGGAGATGTACATCAAAAGAACGCTGACATATTGGGTTGCGAGCGGACAACTGCTAAACCTTGGATTTATGCTTTTCTGTTTGGCGCAGGTCTTGAGAAGCTAGGTTTAATCTTGACAGGCAAAAGAGATAGTAAAGCAGGTAAAGAGTCACGAGCTAAGTTCTCGGCGGCTATACCCGGTTTTAAACGTCTCACTGATCGCCTAATGGAAATTGTTAAAATGTCTGAAGCACGAGATCGTAGAGCGTCTATTCCTGCCTTAGATGGCAGACGCATTTACTTGGACTCTGGTCACAAGGCACTTAACTACTTGCTACAATCTGCTGAAGGTATTACTTGTAAAGCCGCTGTTGCTTACACTATGGATAAGTTTGAGGAGGAAGGCATTGATGCTAAACCTCTGATCTTTTACCATGATGAGATGCAAATAGCTGTACGGGAAGACCATGTAGCACGAGCCGCTGAGATTATGGCTGAGTCATTCAGAGAAGCACCGAAGTGGTATGATGTTAATTGTATGGATGGTGAAGCAATAATCGGAGATAACTGGTATGAAACTCACTAAGGAACTTATTATGGACACTGTAGGATTTACATGCTCGACCTTTGATCTCTTACACTCTGGCCATGTTTCTATGTTGCGTAATGCTAAAAAACATTGTGACTATCTTATCGTGGGGTTGCAAGTTGACCCTTCGATAGATAGGAGCAGTAAGAGCAAGCCAGTACAATCGTTAGTGGAACGTTATACTCAGCTTAAGGGTATCTCCTACGTTGACGAGATTATCCCCTATGTGACAGAGAGTGACCTAGAGGAGCTACTATCCATGTATGATATTGATGTAAGAATACTTGGAGAAGAGCATAAACTTTTAAACTTTACTGGTAAAGCAATTTGTCAGAACAGAGAAATAAAGTGCTACTTCAATGAACGTGCGCATAAGTTTTCTTCTTCAGAGTTAAAGCAACGAATAACTAATTCGGAGAAATAAAATGAATATACTAGGACATATGGAAGTTACAATGCTTAATCCTATTAATGTTTTTAAAACTTTTGAAAACTACAATGATTGGTACAAATGCAGACCTCCTAACCAAGTGACAAGGGTGAGCTTTTGTGAGAAGGGTATACCTTTTACACTAGTTCGCTTTCATTTACCCAGTGCTTCACAAGAACGTCTTGACAAAAGAATGAGGAAGATCTTGATGTCTACTGGTATGGATGCGGAAAACAAGAAAAGGAGTCAAAAATTACAACTAGGGCTAATGGAGATGTTAGGGGATGATAATGAGGTATATTTCATCTTGTCCACTAACCATGCGTATCAGCGCTGTAGAACAACCGGGTATGCCGCGTATGAAAATAATTGTTTTGAATTAATTCACAAAGAAAGCAACATCTTAATTACTAATGAAATAATAAAGGCGGCAAAAGATATGCCTCTTAAAGAAGCATGTGTTTTTGTTGCTTGCCTAGACGAAATGGGAGTTGAAACAAAATGAATATACTAGGACATATGGAAGCTACACACGAGGCAATGCGTGAAGTAGAATGGCGATTAAGCAATGCTAACCATTGTACATGGATAGTTGATTGGCGTTTAATCGATGACATTTACTCTTTCTACTCTGCTATTGTGTATGATGAAGATGCTGGCTTTTGTACTTTAATTGGATCTCTTGAGGATGATTATTTCATTCGAGATATCTTTTACGGTGTAGAACTCTGGCAATCATACGATGACATTACACTTAGCGATTTAAAGCCTGAGTTAAAAGAACTGTTCCTTTCTAAATTAACGGAAGAACAGCTAAAAGAAATAGTAGTAAAAGAAATGGGAGTCAAATAATGACTAGTCAAGAAGCAGAAAAATTAGTAAGCGAGTACCTCCGTGCCGCTAAGTTAGCACAAGAATCACAAGCAGTTACAATTGGTCGGATGTCGGTTCACTTAGAAACCGCGTTGACCTCTGTACCTAAGAGTGATATCGAAGCGGCTATGAGAGAGACTATTGAGAAAAACTTAACAAAGGCGGTAAGTCTATGATTATTAAGTCTTTAAAAACAGAAATAACCATTGGCGGTTCAACAGCAGAAAGCTATTATGATACCGCAGTAATCGATGGTAAGTATGACATCTTAGATCTTCTTCAGGAGCAGTTAAATGAGTCTAACTACATTACTGACTACAAGATTTATGATGGGGAAAAAGTAGTAGCCGTTAAAGCTACAGTAGACAAAGCGCCAAGAGATGAGGCGACTGAGCTACTTAAGGAGAAGTGTAAGGAACTGTATGCTGTTCACAATAACTATGCTAAGGTTGCCACTCTGGTAGGTAGACACCCTACTACAGTACGTACTTGGCTAAAGGAAGGCTTATGAAAACATTTATAGAAATTGGTTCTTGTGATTTTGACACTAACCTACCTTTGATAGAGTCTGGAAACTGGAATGGTGTTATGGTTGAAGCTTCGCCTTTGATCTTTAGCTCCCTTCAAGAAAAGGTACAATTCACTAAGAATCGAAAGCATGTTCTGTTACAAAACGTTGCAATTAGTGATCGTGATGGCGAGATTGATTTTGCTGTAACTAAAGACAATCAAGGTTGGTCTCGTGGAATCGGTACTGTTATGGACAAAAATCACACAGGTACTTGCTTGTATGATTTAGGAAATAACGCTAAAGAGCTTTACAATTCAATTGTTAAAGTACCTTGTCTTACATTAGATAGCCTTATTGAGAAGTATAGCTTTCTAGGTCACATTGATTTTCTAAAGATAGATACTGAAGGCCATGAGATGACTATCCTGAAGGATTACTCTTGGAAAGTTAAACCTACATTTATTAAAGCAGAACACTTCCATGTGGATGACATCGCACTTAGAGAGCTTTTAGAAGAACAAGGCTACACAGTGTGGACTGAAGCACAAGACATGTACGCAATTATATAGGAGAATGCTATGCCAAATTGGTGTGGAAATAAAATGATCATCGATGTTTCTAAGTGCGAGAAGGGAAACGAATTCGAAGAAAAATTAGTCTGGTTAAAGATCCAAACTGAGCAACCTGATGGTTTATTCGAGTACATGTGCCCACCGGGAGATTACCAAGAAGCCCACCCTCAATTTAGAATGGGTAACTCAGAACTGTATGGCACTAAGTGGGACATCGATGTACCCGACCTTGGCTCTTTTGATGAGTATGACAAAGAGTTTTGTGGAGACACAGACATATACAAAGATGAAGAAGGTAGGTATGTGTTAGTGTTTAGAACAGCATGGGGACCACCTACTGGTTTCTTTGATAAACTAATGGAGCGGAATGAGGGTATGACAGGTATGTTGTTATACTGTGAGCAAGGCCAACAATTCTTTGGCGCTTACAATTGTGACATTGAGTACCACTATGACATCGAAGAGTTCTGTGAAGACCTTGGAATCAAAACAAACAGCGAAGATGATGAAGATGATTCCTTCTGGGAAGACGAATATCTAGACAAAGCCTTAGAAGCACTAGGCGAAGAAGTTGGCGAGTCCTACTGTTATGTAGACTACGGCGGCTAAACTAAAATAAGGAAAATAATAATATGTCAGAAGAAAGTAAAACAATACTAATAGTAGACGGCGATCCTCTAATGTTTAGAGCCGCTTATAATAAGAACTCAGCGGAAGAAGCGTTTGAGACTTACATGGATAGATTGGAAGATCTTAAACTCGATACATTCTGTGATGACTTTATGGTTGCAGTGTATGGTGTAAATAACTTCCGTCACGACTTCTTTAGCGACTACAAGAACACCCCCGGTCGCCATAAGTCAAAAGCTAATAACCCTTACTTCTTTGAGTTGAGAGCAATGATTGTTGAACAAGGTCTCGGTGTTCCTGCTGATGGTATGGAAGCTGATGATCTGGTACGTATTTGGTCTGAAGAACAGAAAGCATTAGGTCACACTACTGTGATTGCTTCTGTTGATAAAGACTTACAGTGTATACCCGGAGCGCACTTCTTGATTCACCGTGATACTCTTATTCACGTTGGAGAAGAAGAAGCGGATATTCACTACTGGAAGCAAATACTAACTGGCGACAACGTTGATAACATCCGTGGTTTAAGAGGTATCGGCCCTAAAAAAGCGGCTGGTATTCTTGAAGGTGCTAAGACCTCTGAAGAGCGTAAGCAGAGAGTTCTTGATAAGTACTTTGAAGTATATGGTAGTAACTGGAAAGAAGAGGTTACTCACACGGGTACATTGATTCACATTATGCGAACTCCAACTGACATGTTTAATGTCGGTGATAGTTTGCCAACACAACTGAAGGAATCTCTTGAAAGCTAAGAGATCCGGAGGAAATACTATGAGTAAGTTTATAGCGAAAAAAGAATACATCAAGTCTGATCTAGGTCACTGGAAGTACACAGGTGTTAACATCGATACTTCTAAGTGCTTTGGTTTTTGTTATCTTGTAATTAATAAAACACGTAACAAGTACTACATCGGCAAGAAGCAATTATGGACTTATAAAAAGAATACCCACGTTAAAACAGGTAAAGCGCCTTGGCGTGTGTACGCTACCTCATCCTCTCACGTTAAAGCAGACGCTAAACTGGGTGATGTATTAGAGTTCCACATGTTAGGTGTGTTCAATACTAGAGCGTGGTGCAACTATACTGAAGCGTATTTACAGATGGCACTTCAAGCTATAACAGATCGTGATGAAGAAGGTGAGCGTAGATGGTATAACAACCAAGTCGCCGCCGTTCGTTTTATCCCTAAGTTGGATGAAGAGCAACACGAAACTATGGTCAAGTGTTTTAGTAAAGCGCAACGATTAATTAAATCCGGGAGAAAATCCAATGTTAAAAGTAATGATGCGTAGTATCGCCGCTTTTACAATGATTGCCAGTATGGTATATACCCCTCTCATAATAGGATATCATAACGTTAGGGGTTCGTCCCTTAGCGTAATTGATGCTTTTGTGTGTGGGATAGCGGTTGTATGCTATCTAGGGCTTGTATATCAGAAAGAAGGTCAATCAAATGAAAAAGACAAAGGCTAGGTTTTTACACCACATGTCATGTATTAAGTGCGATAGCAGTGATGGCTATGGTGCGTATGATGATGGTTGGGGTAAGTGCTTTTCTTGTGATGAGTCTTACAAATGGGATACGCAAGAGGAGAAAGAAGTGACCCAAACAATATTTAAGAAAGAAGCAATGGCTGGTCCTGCTCTATCTATAGAGGAGATTAGCCAATATGCCACGAGAGGTTTTCGTGAGCGCGGTATACCTAAACCAATCACTGAGTTCTTCGGTGTTAAAGCAGGGGTAGACCCTTCTGGTGAGATTACAGAACACTACTACCCTTATGGAGTTGACAGAACAGTTGGCTACAAGATACGCAAACTCCCTAAAGAGTTCCGATCTGTAGGCACAATTGAAGGTTTATTCGGTCAACAACAATTCAACGGTGGTAAGCGATTAGTAATCGTCGAAGGCGAAATAGACGCAATGTCTGTAGCTTATGCCTATCACCAACGCCACAAAGGAAAGATCTATCCTGTAGTATCTCTTCCAAGTGCAAGTGGCTTAAAACAACTATTAGCACAGAGAGAATGGGTTAGAAGGTTTGACGAAGTTATCCTGATGCTAGATAACGATGAAGCAGGTCAGAAGGCTCTTGCTGAAGCATGTAAGATTGTTGGTGTGGATAAAGTCAAGATAGCTAAACTCCGAACCAAAGATGCTAATGAAGAACTAATGACTCACGGACCTATTGCTGTATTAGAAGCAATCTGGGATGCACAACCGTGGTCTCCTGCTGGTATATTACAAGGCCAAGAACTGTGGGAAAAGTTCATGGAGAGACAAGCAACAGAGTCAGTACCGTACCCTCCTTGTTTAGAAGGTGTTAATGAAAAAACTAAAGGTATGCGGTTTGGTGAAGTTGATTTGTTTACATCTGGCACTGGTTCAGGTAAGTCTACAGTGATCAAAGAGATCATACTACATGTCAAAGACACTACTCCTGACAGCATCGGAATAATCTCTCTAGAAGAGTCTCCCGGTGACACTGTTGAGAAGTTCATTGGTATGCAGATGCAAAAGAACTTATCTGAAACAGAGCTAACTCCAGAAGAACAACTGGAATCATTTAAGCAGGTATTCGGAGATAAGCGAATTAAAATCCTCGATCACCAAGGCTCAGTATCCGATGATTCCTTAATGAATAAAATCGAAACGTTAGCCTTAATGGGTTGTAAGTACTTAATCTTAGACCATATAACACTCGCCGTCTCTGAAGTTGAAGGAGACACTAACAGCGCTATTGATAAAGTTATGTCTGACCTCTTGAAGATCGCTAAGAAACATGATGTCTGGTTAGGCGTTATCTCTCACTTACGTAAGGTAGGGGGAGGTGGTAAAGCATTTGAGGAAGGACGCATTCCTTCTTTAGATGACATTAAGGGTAGTGGTAGTATTAAACAGATTAGTTTCCAAGTTATTGCCTTTGCAAGAAATCTTATTGCACCAGACAATCGGGAACGGAATACAATTAAAATACGGGTTCTTAAATCGAGGTTTACAGGTCGCACTGGTGATGCTGGTGGTGCTCTTTATAACGAAGACACAGGCAGACTAGAGTATGTAGATCACGCATTTAACGAAGAACCTGAACTTTAAAAAATAAAAGGATACAAAAATGGAAGATGATAAAAAGATCGTAATTGACTTGAGTGCCCTGTACATCGCAATGTGCTACGCTTACACTTGTTTAGACTTTGACAAGAAGGTGGTTTTAAATGGATATAAAACAATATCAAGTCTTTACACAGAAGAAGCAGGGGAAGTATTCCCTGAAGACATTCTTGAGCCACTTCCCCTTGAAGATATACACAGCGGCATTTACTATAGCCTAGTTGATTGCCTTGAGGTTTCTTTCGATTGGAAAGAGCTTCTAGCGCAAGATAGGAAAGCTTACGGATACGCTAAACGTTTAGTTGACTATGCCCGTAATGCTGGTGAGACGCAAGATAAAGCAGACAAGAAAAAGCAAATAGCTATAGAAGGGGAGGTATTAAGTCTTGCTGAAGCTTCTAAGCTTGTACAGGACTTTATGAATGGTTCTTGGGTTAGCACCCTGATCGTTCAGCGACCCGGTACTGTACGTAGTTCTTCTAGTCGTGTGCCTGAAACTTTTGGTATCTATGACAAAGTAAAGAACACTTGTACTTGTCTTCTTGAAGATGAGAAAGCCTTCTCTTACACAAACCGCGCTAATGCTATTAATGCTTGGTTTGCGCTTGAGTTAGGTAACTACTCACAGTACTTGAAAGGTAAAGCTGGTGGATACAGGGATGATGAGGAAGAAGTGTTCTCTATGCTTTCTTCTATCCTTGAAGGTGTTCTCTCTACAGGTACCAATGCTTCAGAAAGAGACTGGGCAGAAGGCAAGGTATGTAATGTTACACTAACAGGCATTAACCTTGCTGGTGTTGCGTTGCGTGTTGATCCTCTTGTATTCTCTCTTGCTGAATTACGTTACATGGCTACACAGATTAGAGCGTTAAACGAGATAGCAGAGAAATCAGAAGGTATGTGTGTAACTCCCTCAGAACTATACTACGGCAAGAATGTACGTGTCGATATGACTGAGACTCACGCCGCTTTCACTACTGCCCCTGCGTTTGAGCGTTATGATTTGTCATTAGTAAACATTGATAGGCCAGCAGAAGAACTAGTAAGTCAGATCAAGGCAATCTTGGCTAAGCCAGAAGATGAGCGCCCTCAACTGATCACTGGTTTATTCTACGGGGTTCCCGGTTCTGGTAAGTCAATGTTAGCGAACTACATTGGTCAACAACTGGGTGTTCCTGTACTTAAGAAAACTTACGCTGACCTACAGTCTATGTATGTTGGTGAAGGTGAGAAGAATCTTAAGGAAGCCTTTATGGAAGCGGAAGCTAAACAGGCTATCTTGTTAATCGATGAGATTGACTCTATAGCAGGTAACCGTCAGAGTGCAGATAAGAACTATCAGAAAACCTTTACTAATCAGCTACTTACTGAGCTTGATAACTTCAACGGTATTTTCCTATGTACTTCTAACTTTATGGACGGTCTCGATTCAGCTATTCTAAGACGCTTATTCTTGAAAATCAAATTTGATTTCCTTACAGAAGAGCAACAACAGACAGCTTTTGAATTGTACTTCCCTAAGTTGAAGCGTAGTAAGTTAGGACAAATGCCATACTTAACCCCCGGTGATTTCAGAGCAGTACGTGAAGCGGCACAGTTTGATGTTGAGAAGTTAAACATTAAGCGTGTACGTGAACTGTTGCAGAAAGAAATCGATCTAAAGAAACTAACTCTGCACGAAGTATGTAAAGCAGAGAAAACAGTAGGATACCATATATGAGTCATACAGTTGGCATTATCAATGAGCTAGACCCTAAGAGAAAAGAACATCGTTTTATGATGGATGTAGCACAACGAGTAGCTGACGAAAGTTATGACCCTAAAACTAAAGTAGGTGCTGTTATAGCCAAGGACAGGAACATCTTGTCGTACGGTTATAACGGTACCGTCTCTGGTTCTAGTAACGTTATGCGTTGTGAGCATAATAAGGTATTGGATACTGTTATTCACGCAGAGATGAACGCGCTGGCTAAGCTAGCAATGTCTACACAATCAGGAGAGGGTGCAACGTTATATTGCACTCTGTTCCCTTGTGTTAGTTGTTCACTCTCACTAATCCAAGCTGGCATAGATACAGTCATATTCGAGAAAGACTATAAAGGAAATCAGGCTGAAGAGTTGCTTCGGTCTAGTAAAGTTAAATTATTTAAATTATAAGAGGAAGTATTGTGCTAGCAATTTATGGAATTAATATTGATCTGACCCGTGATAATCGTTTGTCAGAACAGGCTCTTAAGCTACTTAAAGACTTTTACCTTGAGAAAGGTGAGACCAGTCCACAAGAAGCTTTTGCAAGAGCCGCCGTAGCATACTGTGATGGAGACCTAGAACTGGCTCAACGCATTTATGACTATGTTTCAAAGGGCTGGTTTATGTACAGCAGTCCTGTACTATCTAACGCTCCGATCCCCGGAGAAGACTTCAGAGGCTTACCTATTAGTTGCTTCCTTTCATATGTACCCGACACTGTAGAGGGGCTAATTGGCCACCATGCAGAGACAGCTTGGTTATCTGTGAAAGGTGGTGGTGTAGGTGGACACTGGAGTAATGTAAGAGGCATCACTGAGAAGTCTGCTGGTGTAATACCTATGATGAAAGTCTCTGATGCTCAGATGACCTCATACAAACAAGGTAAGACTCGCAAGGGTTCTTATGCCGCTTATCTCGATGTATCACACCCTGATATTGTTGAGTTTATTAACTTTAAAGTACCTACTGGTGGTGATGTTAATCGCAAGTGTTTCAACCTATTTAACGCTGTTAACCTCAGTGATGAGTTTATGGAAGCGGCTAAAGCCGGACAAGACTGGGATTTGATTTGTCCAGATAAGAATGTTGTTATTGATACGGTTAAAGCAAGAGACCTTTGGGAGCGCATACTTGATGCTCGTTTCCGTACTGGTTCACCGTACATGAACTTCATTGACACAGCTAACAGAGCGTTGCCTGAGTACCAAAAAGAGTTAGGTCTGAAGATACACGGCTCTAACTTATGTAATGAGATACACCTTGCTACTGATGATGATCGTACTGCTGTTTGCTGTTTGTCTTCTGTTAACATTGAAGCTTATGATGACTGGAAGGGCACTACTATCATAGAAGACTTAGTGACTTTCTTAGATAACGTACTGGATGTATTTATTGCAAACGCACCAGACGATATGCAGAAAGCTAAGTACTCTGCTGAAAGAGAAAGGTCTATCGGTATTGGCGCTATGGGTTTCCATGGTTACTTAATGAAAGAAAACGTTGCTTGGGAATCAGAAGCGGCCTCATCTATTAACAGAAGTATATTTGGAGACATGAATGAAAAAGCAACTAAACAAACTAAGTTCCTTGGTCGTGTTAAGGGCGTCGCCCCGGATGCTAAAGGGTACGGTGTACGTAATGCTCACCTCTTTGCTATTGCTCCAAACGCCAATTCATCAATACTGTGTAATTGCACTGCCTCCATCGAGCCGCTTAAGGCAAACGTATATGTTCACAGAACACGAGCTGGGGCAGATGTAATTAAGAACCAGTATCTCGGACCTGTCTTAGATACGTATGATATGAATAACGAGGATGTTTGGTCATCTATAATGGACAATGATGGCTCTGTTCAACACCTTGAGTTCCTCTCTGACCACGATAAAGCTGTGTTTAAAACCTCATTTGAATTAGATCAGATGTGGGTTGTAGAACACTCTGCTCAACGTCAAAAGTTTATCTGTCAAGGACAATCTGTAAACCTGTTCTTCCCTAGTGGAACCGAAAAGAGCTACGTTAATAAAGTACACCTTAAAGCATGGTCTGATGGCTTGAAAGGATTGTATTACTTGCGTACTACTGCTGGTCGTACTGGTGATAAGGTAGGTCAATCTGTAGTACGTGATGCTCTCGCTACTGACAAGAGCAACATTATATATGGTAGACCTGATTGCCCTTATTGTGAACAAGCTAAAATGTTGTTAAAAATCAAGGGTGTAGAGTTTGAATACATTGACCTAGCAGAAATCGGTAAGACTGCGGCACAAGTTACTGGACGGAAAGACGTCAGGACTGTACCTCAGATCTATATCGGTGGCGAGTACATCGGTGGATTCACTGAACTTCAGAAGTATTTTAATAAACCAATAACTAACGAAGACGATGATGATTGTCTCAATTGCCAAGGATAAACAAATGTCAGTAATAGAACCAAGCTTGGCTTACAAACCCTTTCATTACCCGTGGGCTGTGAACTACTCGATAGATCACGAGAAGATCCACTGGGGTGAGTGGGAAGCTAAGTTACAAGACGATGTAACACAATGGAAAACAAAGTTATCAGAAGTAGAAATTAATCATATTACTCAAATACTTAGATTGTTTACTCAATCGGATGTTGCTGTAGGTACTAACTACTTAGAGCATTACATTCCTAAGTTTAAGAATAATGAGATTAGATCAATGCTAACCTCCTTTGCTAACCGTGAGTTCACACACCAGAGATCTTACGCGTTATTAAATGATACCCTCGGATTGCCTGAAGATGACTTCACAGCATTCTTAGAGTATTCTGAGATGGCAGAGAAGGTAGAGTTCATGTCTAATATCAACACTAATACTCAGTCGGGTCTTGCTCAAGCAGTAGCCCGGAGTGCTATTAATGAAGGTATGTCATTGTTCTCTGCATTTGTTATGTTGATCAACTACTCACGTTTCGGTAAGATGCGTGGGATGTCAGAAATAGTACAATGGTCTATCCGAGATGAGTCTCTTCACTGTGAAGGTATGACTCGCTTGTTTAGAACCTTTTGTGCAGAACATCCTCGTATTGTTAATGACGAGTTTAAAGCGAGCGTATATGATATGGTTCGCGAAGCTGTCGAGCTTGAGGACAAGGTAATTGAACTCGCATACGCAATGGGGCCTATCGAAGGTCTCACTAAAGAAGAGGTTAAGCTGTACATCCGCTACATTGCTGACCGCCGTTTAATTGAGTTAGGCTTTAAAGGCAACTATGGTGTTAAGGAGAACCCTTTACCTTGGTTGGAACCTTTAATTGCTACAACTTCACACGATAACTTCTTTGAAACAGTTGTCACCGAATACAACGCTGATGGAATGATTGGCGATTGGGGATGGGACAAGTAATAAAACGCTAGCCCCCTTTCTGGGGGTTACACCTATACTAGGATACTTATATAATGAAAGCACTATTCAACAAATTCAAAACACATTCAACTAATGCAAAAGACTATGTAGAAGAAGGACTTGCTACTGAGGAAGGAAAAGCCTTTAAGCAAAAGTCTCTACAGTTTATTGCAAGAGCCGTTCGTAACAAGCATGTAGCAAACACGCTTGGTGCAGGTTTAGTTGGTGTTTTAATCAGCTTGATCACGTTCCTCCCTATGCAACTATGCTTTACATTAGGCGTAATCATGGGTGCGTACAAGTCGCTAACAAGTAACTAAGTAACATTATGCCCCTTTGACTCTTTAGTCATTGGGGCTTTTTAACCGATTAAGTGCAATGCTGTCTGTTAAATTTCATACTACTCAATTTAAATTAAATAATCCAAATAGGAAAAACCGATATGAAACTTTCACAAGCCAAAACAATCATCAAAGCAATGATCCAACACAACCTTAACCTGAAGCCCGGTGCCTCTAATGCAGAGTTCTTAGTCCCTATGTTGTGGTCTCAGCCCGGTGAAGGTAAGACTACTATGGTTGAAGACCTCGCTAAAGAGATGAATCTCGCTGTAGAAACAGTTATCGTAGCTCAGTTCGATTACGCTGAGTTAGGTGGCTTCCCTAAATTATCTGAAAACGGAGAAGAGTACAACCGTGCGCGTCCGTTCTTCTTACCACGAGAAGGCTGTCCAGACACTCTTGTATTCTTGGATGAGCTACCTCAAGCAGTAACCGCTAACCAAAACGTTATGGCTCAGTTAGTTAATGAGCGCCGTATTGGTGAGCACGTATTACCTTCTAATGTTGTTCTAGTAGGCGCAGGTAACCCTATGACTTCACGAGCAGGTACTTCACAGATGCCTTCACACTTGAAAGACCGTTTGACCCACTTTGATATCGATACTGATCACCAAGGGTTTCGTTCTTACGGACTAGCAAAAGGCTTCCTTCCTGAAGTAACGGGTTTCATTGAGAACCGTCCTGAATGGCTACAGAGGTTTGACCCTGCCGCTAACGCTTCTCCTACACCACGTTCTTGGGAAAGAACAAACACTATCCTTCGCCTTGGTTTAGAGCCAAGTGAAGAACGTTTAGCTATCAAGGGACAGATTGGTGAAGCCGCTTTGACTGACTTCGCTGGATACCTACGTATCTACCGTGATCTCCCTAATGTAGAAGATATCTTTAACGCTCCTGAAGCTGTTGAAGTACCGGGATCTCCTGATATCCTCTATGCCCTATGCTCTAACTTAGCTCACAAGGCTAATGTAGATAACGCTGAAGCTCTAATTACTTTCGTTAAGCGATTCCCCTCTAAAGAGTTTGCCGCCTTCTGTGTACGCGATGTACTAGGTCGTAACCCTGCTCTTAAGAAAGACAAGCACGTTGCTGGTTGGGTTGTAACTGAAGGTCGTGATTTACTACTATAAGGAATAGAAATGTTATTAGCATTAGAAATACTAAGTGTGACTCTAACCACTGTTGGTGTGTTTTGTACTACTTCGCAGAGCACACTAATTCGTAGGAAAGGCTTTATACTGTTAATGTTTGCTGGTATCTGTTCTATCCTTGTCTTTCAAGAAAAAGCACTGTTCTACATGCTTGCACAATCCGTAGTATTTATGGGGATTAACGTGAGAGGAATATGTAATAACCCA